CGCCCACCACGCCGCTTGCTGGGGCATGGTGATGACGCTGGTGTCGTGCGAGAAGCCGCCGCGGCAGGTGTTACGGATAGCGCGCAGCCATTCCACGTCGTCATCGTCCAGCACCGGACGCGCGGTCAGCCCCGCCGCGTCGATGATGGCCTGCCCCGGCGAGGTGTCCCACTCCTGCGGCAGCGGTTCGCCGTAGACCCCGGTCGGTATCGTCATGGCGGCGAACAACGGCGACGCCTCAAGCATCCGCCTGTTCTCCTCGATGAAGTCGCCTATGGTCGCGTTCGCGTAATCAATCATGTCGGCCTCGCGATACAAATCAGCCGGTTCACCCAGACCGGGGCGACGCCCGCCGCCTCCCACAGTTGCAGCGTGCTCTCGATGTAGTCCCAATCGCCCTCGTACCGTGCCCCCCACTGCCCCAACTTGCCGGGGATATTCGGGAACACGGCGCAGTGCCCGCCGATGAGTCCTTCCCCCAGCAGCCCCGGCACGAGCCAGAACGTCGGGCCGTGGTAGGAGCGGAAGCGGAACAGCAGCGGCGCCGGGTTGGGCAGTTTGCCCGCCTCCTCGCGAATGGCCTCGAACGCGTCCTCGCACCACACGTCGTCGTCGTCGCAGCCGGTGATGTACTCGCCGCGCGCCACGCTGATGGCGTGATTGAGCTGTGAATGCCCGTAATCGTGGTGGCCGGGCGTATGCGGCACGAAGCGCACGCACGTCCCCTCGGGTGCCTCTTGCCCCAGCCTGCCACACAGTTCGCGCACGGCGTCGAGCGGGCTATCGGTCGTGTCAGCAGCCACCAGCAGCTCGTCGCCCTCCTGCAACTGATGCAGCGCGCTCTGCATCGAGCGGCGCAGCATTGCCAGGCGGTCAATGTCGGCGGCGCAGGTCGGAATAATCGCGCTTAGACTAGGCATAGATTCGTACCTCGAAACTCGCCACCAGCACCGACTTGCCCCCCATCTCCCGCGCCCCGTATGCCGTCATCGCCATCACCGTCGTGTCGTCCACCACGCCGCCGAGCGACGGGTCGGCCTCCAGCAGCGCGACGATGCTCTTCGTCCCGCTGGGGGCGAGGTAGTCATCGAGCGCGGTCTGCGCCGCACCCAGGTCGGTCAGCAGCACCGCCACCGAGATGCCCATCGTGTAGGTCATGTCGCCGTCGAAGGTGGAGTGGTAGTCAACGCGAACGGGGATAGACCACGCGGCGGGACAGAAGGGCGTACCCGGCTCGATGGCATAGGCGGTGAGGTTCCGCACCGTCTCCAGCCTCGCCTTGATGGCTTGTCGCACCTCGGTCAAACTCGCCATCTGCTACACTTCCCTCAGTGCCGGGTTGTTGCCCCGCGAGGGGTCGCTTAGAAGCGGCTGGACAAAGAGCGCACGGGCCAGCGAAGCGCGCAAAGCAACCCGGCATTCCTTCTCACTCATCCCGCCATCCTGCTGACCACCTTCGCCCCGATGCGCTCGAACAGCGCCGTTACCTTGCCTGCGTTGCTTTGATAGGCGGGCAGCATGTAAGGCTGTGGGCGCACACCCTTGCGGGCGATACTGCGCGCCAGCACATACGGGTTGATGCCCTTGCGCGCCGCCCAGCCCGCGATCGCGCCGATCGGCGGTGCCTTCCCCGGCCCGCGCCCCTTCTCCACGTAGATGCCATAGGCCACGCTGGGGCCAATCTTGCTCTGGAGGTTCGCCCCGCCGCCGCTGATGACGTGCGTGATGCTGCCCGACAGCCTGCCCGTGTCCTTCGGTGCCAGCCCGCGCGCCGTGCCCTCGATGAGCAGCGACCCCGCCGTCATCGCCGTGCGGACCTCGGTCGCCAACGTGGCCGGCCCGGTCGCGATGCCCGCCTGGAGTTTTTCTAGCCCCTCAATCTTGATGTCAATCTGCACAAGCCACCTCCGCGAAGAGGGGCGGTTGGGCCGCCGCGATGCGCCGCTCGGCTATCGCAAAGTACGCCGCCTCGCGCTCGATGCCGATGAAGTCGCGCCCCTCCTGCAAGCACGCCACGCCCGTCGTGCCGCTGCCCATGCAGAAGTCCAGCACCGTGTCGCCGGGGTTGGTGTAGGTGCGGACGAGGTAGGCGATGAGGTCTACGGGCTTCTGTGTGGGATGCACTCGCCTTGCACTGTTGCAGTCGCCCTCTACCGAACTGAAAGCGAGGATGCTGTTCGGGTAGCGATGGGTGGATAGCGTGCGCCTCGTGTTGGTTCCCTTGCGAATCCGCATCAGATCGCCATCCTTTGATGGCTTCCAGTTCCGCATATCGAGCGGCTTCTCTCGCTCCACCATCTGCGGGTTGTAGGTCGGCCCACGCTGGCAGAAAACCACGATGTCCTCATGTCGTCGCATGGGGCGCACATTGGCAAGTTGCGGATCGGTTGACTGCATCTTGTCCCACACCAGCGTTTGCCGAAACCAGCGCGGGTTGCTCATGATCAGGGCGCTGGTGAATGGTTGCTGTGCGGTGAAGATAATTGCCGCTCCCGGCTTCGCCACCCGCCGCAACTGCTCCCACATCGGCGCGAACGGGATAACGGCGTCCCACTTGCACGCCGTGGTGCCGTAGGGCGGGTCGGCTATCACCGCGTCAACGCTCCCATCGGGCAGCGTCCGCAGCACGTCGAGGCAATCACCGTGCAGCAGTCGCATCAGTACACCCCCGCGCCGAGGAAACTCGTCGAGCGATACGGCATCAGCAAGGCCTGAACATCAGGGTCCGTCTTGCTGATGCGCGTGAACTGCCCGAGGTCGGTCGTCTGGAGGATGCCGAACGGCGCACCACGGCGGTTGAAGAGCCGCGCCGCTTGCAGCAGGCACGCCTCGCGCACATCCGGGGGTGCCTGCCCGCCCACGACGTAGCCCCAATCGCCGATGACTTTGACCTGATAGCCGGGATAGAAGGCTTGATTGCTGCGCGGGGCGATGGTGATTTGGCTGTAGATGCCGCTGTCGGGGTAGGACTGGATGGGCATCTTCCAGTAATCGGACGCGGCCAACGTCTGCGAGAAGGTGAGGTCGCCCGTCTTGTCGATGGCGATGCTGGTCACGGTGCGGATGTCTGGGGTGAGGTCGAGGGTGCCGTAGCAATCGGCGGTGAAGTATTTGGTGGCTGCGGTTTCGGCGCGGAAGGTGCGCCCGGTGTATTTGTCGATCATCCCGCTGGCGGCGTCGAGGCAGAGCTGCAAGAGCACGAGGTCGTCGGAGGTGAAGTTGGCCGCGCCATCGGAGGACGCGGACAGGTGCGCTTGCAGCAAGGCCAGGTCGGCGTAGGACGCCATCGGGTGCTCCTTTCAGAGCCAGGGGGCCGGGGGGACTAGGAGGATTCCCAGCCCCCCGGCAAGGTCAGCCTATTGAGTTGTCTAGGTCAGCCCGGTCACTGAGCAGAAGCCGTAAGGCCGGAACACGGCCATCGCGGCGCGGAGTTCGGCCAGCATCGCCAGCATGTTCCTTACAAACATCTGGTCGATGTAGCCCATGCGGACGATCGCCTGCTCGCGGTCGAACAGCGCGTGCGTCTCGGCGGTGAACGCGCCCACCAGCCCGGTGCCGGAGGTCATGCCCAGGGAGAGCGTGACCGGCAGGCCGAAGATGGTCATCGGACCCGGCAGCGAGGGCGGCCCCATGAGGTACTGCCCGAGCGTGCCGGTCGCCGCGTTCTCGCGCAGCAGACGGAGCGTCTGCCAGTTCGTCGGGTAGAGCACGATGTCGGTCGGCATCACCAGGCCGGATACCTGAATCTTGACCGCAGCCTTGAGCAGCGTATCCATCGCGTTCTCGGTGCTCGCGGTGGCCTGCGTCAAGATGGTCGAGTTCAGGATACCGAGCAGGTTCGGCGAGTTGCCGTCCCCGGTGAGTACCTGGGATTCGAGCGTCAACTCCAGCCCGGTCAGCAGCCGCCCGTTGATGATGTCCTGCATCTGCGGGCTGTCGGACAGTGCGCGCGTGGTGATGGGAATCCAGTGGGCGATCGTCTCCACCGCCTGCGTCACGCGCTGGTAGTTGAGCGCGGACTCGGCCTTGGTGCCACTGGTGCCGGTGGTCGCGTAATCTCCTTCACCCAGTCGATGGTGTCGGAGCTGGTCCGCACGCGGTGGATGAGGTCGAGGAGGGTGCGCTGGCGCTGTCGCAGGTCAACGTAGCCCGGCTGGTAGTCGTTCAGCACGAACGCGCCGGCGCCGCTGACCGAGTTCCCGATGACCAGCGTCTTGAGCTGGAGCAGGGAGTAGTCGAGCGGGATGCCAAACTCGGGCATCCGCGCCTGCGGGTTGTCGAACGCCCGCTGGTTCAGCATCGCCTTGTATTCGGGCGAGTTGATGAACGCCTCGCCGGGGAGGATGAGCTTGCGCTCGCCGCCCATCGGACGCTCTTCCGGGTGGCGCATCGGGGTGGCCGGGGTGGCCGACTTGGCCTTCTCGCGCGCCATACGCGCCCGCATGGTGTCGATCTCGCCCAGTTCGTCGCGCCGCTTCTCGATGGCGTCAAGGTCGGCGTAGACGCCCTTTGCGCCCTCGATGTTGCCCTCGGCCAGCAGCGCCTCGGCCTTGCCGATGGTGTCCAGCGCCAGGCGATTCAGGGATTCGACATTGTTCTCGGTTGCGAGTGGATGATTGGTGGTGATGGTCATGCCGTCCTCCGCAGACCCGCTTTCGCGCGGGCCAGTTGAAGTCGAAGAGCCATCTCCGCAGCCTCGGCTTCCGCGTCAGGCGGCACGACCCGCAGCGCCCGCAACTCCGCAGCGGCTTCCACCGCAGTCAGGAGTTGGTCAAGCGCGGCGTTCGTCTGGTCGTTGAGCAAGCGCCCCTCGGCGGCGCGTCGCTCGTGCGTGGCTTTCACCTGCCGCACGGCGACGTCGAACCCCTCGGCCACTTGCTTTAGGAGCAGGTGCAGTGGTTGGTCGGCTTTGAATGAGGTAATCACCGCGTTGGTGTTGGCCGGGATGGTCACGATGCTGACCTCGACCAGCTCCACGGCTTTGAGGACGCGCACACCGTCCTCGCGATAGTCGGCGTCCTCGGTCATGAATCCGATGGAGAGGGAGTCAACGAGGTCGGCCTTGAGGAGTTCGTGCGCCTTCTTGCCCGTGTCGGTTGGGACCAGCGACCAGCGGCCAAACAGGCCTTTGTCGTCCTCGGTCAGGCTGATTACCTTGCCGATGGGTTCGCCCATGTCGTGCTGCCAGAGCAGACGCACGTTGGGGCGTTTGGCGAGTGAGGAGAGGAATGCGCCTTTGGCAACGACATCGCCGTAGGAGTCGGGCGTGCCCCCAAACGTGGAGGCATAGCCCGCCACTTCCCAGCCGTCGCCCGCCGCCTTGAGTTCGCTCACATGGAAGGGGAGTGCTTTGGTTTCCACCGCGCCTCCGGGCATAGAGAAAGCCCACCAGAGGTAGCGGTGTCGCTACGCATAGGTGGGCGTGTCAGCCCGGAAGTGGGTTATGGGTAAATACTATGCTATGGCACGTTTACTGTCAAGCAGCGCGACCATAGAGCATCGTCCGATGACCACACCTTTCGCATTGCACTTCGGCGGGCAGGCTATAGGTTGCCTCGCGCCCATTGTGCCGCACAAAGATGTGCCTGCCGTCCGCCATGCCGAGCTTCTGCCTGCAACGTCCGTCCTTGCCCTCACAATAAATCGGGTGGGCGTTCGGTCCCGGTGCCTGCGGCAACCGCTGCGTGCTGGTGATGGCCTGGCGCTCGTAGTCAATCATGGTGCCTTCTCCAACGTTAGGATGCGCCACACGGCATCGTCCTGCTCCATAACGATGACCTGCACCTCTTCGGGATACTCCCAAACGATGCCGCGAAGATGGGCCATGAAGGCAGGCAGGTCGAAGTAATTGAAAGCCCCCATCAGTAACTCGGCTTCCATGTATTTCGTCCCACCATAGCGCCACTCCGAATCGTGCAAACGGGCCAACGGCCTTCTGCGCCCCGACTCGGAGCCATCGAAGAATGCGTTGACCTCGGGAATGCGTTGCTCCTCGTCCTCGCCACACGGAATGCTCAGGATTAGGTTGGTAACTACACTCACGCCGCCACCCTCCTGCCCTGCTCCAGCAGCCACGCGAACGCATCCATCCAGCGCCCCGCCCCGGTTTGCAGGTTGTACTTCTCCACGACCACCCGCTTGAGTCGGCGCGCCAGCACGCCCCGGTACTGCGCGTCCTCCACCAGCCGACTCAGCCCAGCCTCCCACTCGTCGGCGGTGTTGGCAATCAGCCCGGTGTCGTGGTGCTTGATGATGTCGTGGTAGAGCGCGCTGGTGGCGACGACCGCCGCGCCGCTCGCGCCATACTCCATCGCCTTGATGACCGACTTACAGGCGTTGAATGGCGTATCCGCGACAGAGCAGCAGCCGATGTCAACGTTCACTAACCCCGCCGGATATTTCGCCAACTCGATCCACGGCAGGAAGCGCAGCCGCTCGGGCCCCACCGCGTCGTAGACTACCTTGGCGCAATGCCCCTGCACGACGAAGCGCACGCGCGGGTACTTGGCCGCCACCCGCCGCCAGCCTTCGGCCATCTCTACGAGGTCGTCATCGAGGCGAGTCGCGCCGGCCCAGCCGATCG